GTAATGATGTATATAGAATAAATCCTGATGGAACTAAAACAAATTGGAAAGAAATAATTGCATAAAACTTTACAGGTGAAAAAGCTATAAAATTAAATTAAAGGAGTAATAAAATGATAGAAAAAGTAAATCCAAAACATCCTGATAAAATAGCAGATAGAATAGCAGGAGCAATAGTAGATTTAGCATATACAAAAGAAGAAAATCCGAAGATAGCAGTTGAAGTATTAATAGGGCATGGGCATTGTTTTATAATAACTGAAACAAATGCCAAAGTATCTTTTCAAGAAGTTGAAAACGCAGTTCACAGAATAGCTGGAGAAGATATAGAAGTTCATATATTACCAAACAGACAAGATGTAGAACTTGCTAAAAACCAAGAAGAAAAAATAAGATGTGGTGATAATGGAATATTTAAAGGAATGCCATTAACAGAAGAAGATAAGGAAATAAGTAAAATAGCAAGATTTTTATATAAGAATTATAATAGCGATGGAAAGTATATACTAGATAAAAACAAATTGATTATATGTCAAAGTAATGCAAAAAATAATGATATATATGCAAATTTTAGTGAATCAGGTTTTAATTTAATTGTAAACCCATTAGGAGAATGGACAGGTGGAACAGATGTAGATACAGGAGCAACAAATAGAAAACTTGGAAGTGATATGGGAGAAGCAGTAACAGGCGGTGGACTACATGGAAAAGATTTATCTAAAGCAGATGTATCAGTAAATATATATGCGTTCCTAAAAGCACAAGAAACAGGAAAGCCAGTAGAATTATGTTGTGCAATAGGAGATGAAGAAATAGATGGAAAACCATATAGCGAAATAGTAGAAATAGCAAGAGAATATATAAAAGAACAAGGTGGATTTGAAAAGTTCGCAGAATGGGGATTATTTTAAGATAAAAAGGAAGTGATATAGTGGCTAACGAACAAAATTTAGTACCGAACTACGAAAGAACTCCGAGTGAAAGACAGGAGATAGCAAGAAAAGGTCGGCATAGCAAGTGGCGAAGCTAGAAGAAAAAAAGCCACTATGCTTTCAGTATTAGAAAAAACACTAGATGAAACAAATAATAAAGGATTAACATATAGGGAACTTGTAACATTAGGGCTGATTAAAGGAGCTATGAATGGAAGTAGCAAAAACTATGAATTAATAACAAATATGATGGAGCAAAAAGAAAGAAAAGAAAGTGAGCAACAGGTATTTGTTACAATTCCAGCTAAAGACATAGCAAGTTCTTTTATTGATTTGAACAGAAGTATAGATGATAGAGAATACAGAGAATATTATTTAGAAGGTGGAAGAGGAAGTACAAAGTCCTCTTTTGTTAGTGAAAAGATAATAGAAATATTAGAGAATAATCCTAGAATGTGTGCAGTTGTATTAAGACAAGTAAAAGATACATTAAAAGACTCTGTCTATGCTCAATTAGAATGGGCGATAGATACATTAAGCGAAACATACCCACATATAAAAAGTGATTACAAATTAACAAAAAGCCCATTAGAAATAACAAAGGAAAGTACAGGTCAAAAGATATATTTTAGAGGTGCAGATGATTATGGTAAGATTAAATCATTAAAGCCACCAAAAGACAAATATATAGGTGTAACATGGTATGAAGAAGCAGACCAATTTAAAGGTATGAACGAAATAAGAAAAATAAATCAATCTTTAATAAGAGGTGGAGAAGATTTTATACAATTCTATTCATACAACACTCCTGCAAGTTCAATGCACTTTATAAACGTTGAAAAAATAATTCCAAAAGAAACAAGATTAGTTCATTTATCAGATTATAGACAAGTACCTTCAAAATGGTTAGGAAGTGCTTTTGTTGATGAGGCGGAGTTCTTAAAGTCAGTAAATGAAAGGTTATACGAAAACGAATATTTAGGATTAATGACAGGAACAGGCGGAACAGTATTTGAGAATATAGAACTACGAGAAATAACAGACAAAGAAATAGACACATACGACTTTATATATCAAGGAATGGACTTTGGTTGGTTCCCAGACCCATTAGCTTGGGTAAAATGTTGTTATAATCCTAGTCAAAGAACATTATACATATTTGATGAATTTGTTGTAAATAAAATGAGTAATCAAGATGTATGGAATGCATTAAAAGAACAAAAAGGTGTAACAGAAGATGATATAATTACAGCAGATAGTGCAGAACCAAAGTCAATTGGAGATTTTAGAAGCTATGGAAGTGCAATGCGTGGAGCAGAAAAAGGAGCAGGAAGTGTTGAATATTCAATGAAATGGTTATCAGCACTTGCTAAAATAGTAATAGACCCTAAAAGATGTCCTGTATCAGCTCAAGAATTTAGTACTTACGAATATCAACAGGACAAAGATGGAAACTATATAAGTGGATATATAGACGCAGAAAACCATTGTATCGACGCAGTTAGGTATCGGACTTAATCGAGTATGGAAGAAAAAAGGAAACTAGTTTGATACGGTTAGATACGAATTATACAAATATTATGTAAAAGTTATTATGTAATGATTGTAAACATAACAACAAAAAAGTATCAAAAAATCACGGCAAAACACTTTGACAAAATGTTATTAAATTTAGTGCATAATTTATAAAACTTAAATATATCAACAAAAGATGAACATTGTAAACATAAAATAAAAAAGGAGGAAAAAAGAGTGTTTCAAAAATTTATTATGTGGATATTCAGACTATTTAATATCCAATCGCAAACAACTCAAAAAGAAGTAGAGGACAATCAAAAGTATGCAGTCGAATACGAAAGAATAGATGAGATTAATTTTAACTCAATATTTAGTAACAAATTAGCAAATTATGTTATTAATGACAGCAATGTAAATATCACAGGAGAAAATGCAAGAGTAGAACTATTAGACAAAACAATTCAATCAATGTGGAAAAAGGCAAAGAAAATAACATCAATGGGATTTGGTTATGGTGGAGTTATATTAGTTCCTTATGTTAAAAGTGGAAAGATATATTATAATATAGTTTCACAAAGTAGAGTAACAATAGATGAAGTAGAGGGAGAAAATATAATAGGAGCAACTATAATAGCAGACAAAAGGACAGTAAATAGAGGAATAGGAAATAGCAAGACTTATTATAGATTAACAAATTACAGAGTAAGAAATGGCAATATAGAAATAACACAAAAATTCACAGATGAGAACGGACACGAAGTTGCAGTTCCAGATTTTTGGAAAAATATAGAACTTAAAAAAGTAATAACAGGAGTAGACAGAGCTTTATTTGGATATATTAAAAGTCCAATAAATAATAGAAAAACAGATGATAAATATGGAGTACCAATAACTTATGGTTGTGATAGTACAATAGCAGAAATAAAAGAAACAATGAAACAACTATATAGAGAATACAAGTTAAAAGAAGCTTTTGTTGGTGCAGATAGTACAATGTTTAATGGAAAAGACTCATTGCCTTTAAATGGATTATTTAAAAAAGTAGATGCTGGAGATGATAATTTTTTTGAAGTATTTGACCCTGCATTTAGACCATTTACAGAAAGATTACAAGAGTTATTTAAAAGATTAGAACACGAAATAGGAACATCAGCAGGAATATTAAGCGAAGTAAATACAGCAAATGCAACAGCAACAGAAATAAAAAGGTCTATGTATGATACATTCACAATAGTTGATGATATGCGTAGTAACATAGAAAAAGGAATTGAAGACTTTTTGTATAGTGCCAATGTACTTGCAAATGCTTATAATTTAACACCACAAGGAGATTATGAAGTAAGTTTTGATTGGGATTACAGCTTATTAGAAGATAGTCAAGAAACATTTAGTCAACTAATAACGGCACAAAGTAAAGGTATTATATCAGAGGTAGAAATAAGACAATGGCTAAAACCAGATGAAACTTTAGAAGATAGTCAAAAAGCAATAGAAGAAATAAAAGCAAGTGAACCAAGTGTTGAACAACTTATTCCAAACAATGCAGAAGAGTAGGTGGTAGCCTATGTTAAGTCAAGAAGTAGAAGAAAGATTAGCCGAACATTTAACAGCACGTATTGAAGAAGCTAACACATATATATTAAAAAGAATAGGCGAAGCAATAAAACAAATAAGCACATTAACACCTAGCCAAGCTTATCAAATCGCTCAAATCTTAAAATATCGGACGGAACATATAACGAAATAGCAAAAGAGTTAGCAAGAGTAAGTGGCAAGAATGTGCAAGACATATATAAGATATTTGAAGAAGTTGCAAAAAACAATAAGCAATTTGCAAAACAATTTTATCAATATAGAGGTATTGATTATATTCCATATAAAAAAGATATAGCATTGCAAAATATGGTTAAAAGTTTAGCAACTATAACAGCGGATATGTATAGGAATATATCAAATACAAGTGTAATTGGATTTATACAAGATGGAACATTTAAGCAATTACAACAAGTATATCAAGATACAATAGATAAAGCTATATTAAGTATAAGTCAAGGAAAGCAAGACTTTTATTCTAGTATGAGACAAACATTAAAAGAATTAGGCGGAAGCGGTTTAGTACAATATGAAAGTGGAAGAACAAGGCGACTAGATAGTGCGGTAAGAATGAATATACTAGATGGAATGAGAGCATTAAACAATGAAACAAGCAGAAGATTTGGCGAAGAATATAATGCAGATGGAATAGAAATATCAGTCCACTCACACCCAGCTCGGAGACCACGAAGATATTCAGCGGAAAACAATTTAGTATAGAAGAATTTGATAAGCTAGAAAATGGAGAAATAGCAACAGATTATCAAGGCAATAAGTATGATGGTGCAGATAAAAGACATATAGGAGAATATAATTGCTATCATAAAATATTTAGTATAGTTTTGGGAGTAAGTAAGCCAGAATATACAGATAAGCAATTAAATGACATACGAGAATCAAATTTAAGCGGTTTCGAGTTTGAAGGCAAGCATTATACTATGTACGAACGGAACACAATTACAAAGACGAATAGAACTTAATATAAGAAAACAAAAAGATACACAAATACTAGCAAGAGCTAGTGGAGATACAGAATTAGTAGAACAAAGTCAAAATAAAATAAGATTATTAACAAGTAAATATAATGACTTATGCAAAGAAAGTGGTTTACAACCTAAAAAGATTAGAATGCAAGTAGCAGGATATAAAAGAATAAAAGTATAATGTGGAAAATGTGGATAACTTTGTGGATAACTTTAAAGGAGGTGTAAAATATGGATAATTTAGTAAAAGTACAATGTATATTAGAGACAGGATATAACGATACAAAACTAGAAGAATTTATAAGTTATAATCAAATATATTATGTAGATAAAGAAAGAGCAGAATTTTTAAAAGATAAAAAAGCTATAATAATATTAAAAGATGAGGTTGAAGAAATAGAAAAGCCTAGAAGAAAATCAAGGCGAATGATGTAAGTTGCACAAAATTAAAAAGTATGTTATAATGTAAGTGAGGTAACAAATGAAAGAATATCGTTGTACTGAATGCAATAAACTATTATTCAAAGGAAACTTTACAGGAATAATAGAAATATTATGCAATAGATGTAAAAAAGTTATAGAAATAAAAGCAGAGTGTCTAGAACACCTAACTACAAAATAGTTGGGTGTTTTTATTTTGTTAATAACTCGTAAGAGTTTAAATAGGTTTAGTAATTTACCGTAAAATTACAATCTACTTTTTTAAAGGTGGAGTTTACCACTTGAAAAAATCGGATTAGAAAAGGAGAAATATTATGAATGATTTTTTAGAGAATTTAGAAATTGGAGAAAACAAAATTAAATTATCAAAGGAGGAAATAAAATCAATATTAGCTGAACACGGCAAAAGTGTAAAAACTGAAACTGAAAAAGTTGAAAGTAAATATAAAAAAGATATTGAAACATATAAGACTACTATTGATGATTTAAAAGGGCAAATTGAAAAAGCTCCATCATCTGAAGAAATGGAAAATCTAAAGCAAAAAATTACTGATTTTGAAGCAAAGGAAACAGCTAGAATAGAACAAGAAAAAGCAACAAAAGCTGAACAAACATTAAATAATAATATTTTAGCAGTTTTTGGAGATAGAAAATTTAGTAGTGAGTATGCAAAAAACGGATTGCTATCTGATATAAAGGCAGAAATGAAAAAAGAAGAAAACCAAGGTAAAGGAATAAAAGACATATTTGAAGAATTGACAAAGGATAAAACAGGAATATTTGAAAATCCTAATCAATTCCAAGATATGACTCCTATGGGAGATATTGATAACACAATATCTAAAGAAACTTTTGATAAGATGTCTTATAATCAGAGATTAGAATTAAAAGAAAGTAATCCAGAATTATTTAAAAAATATAATAATAATTAAAGGAGGATTTTAAAATGGCAGAAAACCAAACAAAATTAAATGATTTAATAGACCCAGAAGTAATGGCACCAATGATAAGTGCTAAATTACAAAGTGCAATAGTAGCAACACCATTTGCAAAAATTGATACAACTTTACAAGGTAGACCAGGAAGCACAATTACTGTACCAAAATATGCTTTTATAGGAGACGCAGAAGATTTAGCAGAAGGAGCAGATGCAACTGAAACTAAATTAGAAACAACTACAGCAGAATACACAATTAAAAAAGCTGTAAAACAAGTAAGATTAACAGATGAAGCAGTTCTATCAGGATATGGAAATCCAGTAGGAGAAACAAATAATCAATTAGGATTAGCATTAGCTTCTAAAGTAGACCAAGATGTTATGGACGAATTAAAAGGAGCTTCACTTGTTGCTGATAAAACAGCAGGAGTTATTTCATATAATGGATTTGTTGAGGCTCTTGACTTATTCCAAGAAGAAGAAAATGTTGAAAAAGTTGCATTTATTTCACCATCACAAGTATCAACATTAAGAAAAGATGCAAACTTTATTTCAAACGATAAATATAACAATAACGTTATAATGCGTGGAGAAATTGGAATGATAGCTAATACAAGAATAGTTCCATCAAAGAAAATAAATAAAGTTGAATATGATATAGTTCCAAGCACAACATCAGGAGCAACAGCAGTAACAGCAAATAATATAGCAACATATCAAGGAAAGACAAAAGTACCTGTTAAAGTTGGAGATTATGTTCTAGCAGCAACAAAAGCATATTATGCAAATCCAATTGTACAATTAAAACCAGAGGAGCAAACAGGAGATGAAACTGCAGCAGTAACAATCTATTTAAAGAGAAATGCTAATGTTGAAACTGAAAGAAAATTAGGAAATTATACAACACTAATTGGAGCAGATGAACATTATGTTGCAGCATTAACAGATGAAAGCAAAGTAGTAGTTGCACAATTTGCTGTATCAGCTTCTTAATTAGAGGTGATTTAATATGGAAAAATATATATTAGGCGAAAATATAATAATAACAACACCACAAAGATATGAAAAAACATTTAAGGCTTTAGGATATATGCCATACAAAGAACCACAATTAAATAAAGTTGAAAAAGATGATGAAGAAATAAAGCCAATTAAGAAAAGAAAAATAAAAGAAGATTAAAACGGAGGTGTCTATAATGGAGTTTACAAAACAATACTTGACATATGAAGAATATCAAGAATTAGGTGGTACTCTTGAAGAGACACCTTTTGATATGTTAGAGTTAGAAGCACAAAAAAACATTGATAAATATACATTCGGTAGACTAAAAGATTTAGATGAACAAATTAATGAAGTTAAAATATGCGAGTATAAATTAATTGAGTTGCTAGAGACTTATAATTCATATAATGCACAAAACAAATCAATTTCTAGTGAAAGCACAGATGGCTATAGTATAAGTTATAGTGGTGCTAGTGAAAATGTCTCAAAAGCTAAAATAAACGATATTAAGGGGATAATAAAAACATATTTAGCAGAATGTTGTTTAGAAGATGGCACACCATATTTATATGTGGGGGTGTAAGCTATGAGAACAAATGGAAGTATAACTTATTATCACAAAATACTAGATAATAATAAATTACCAGTATGGAATAGATATGTATTTGAAAGTGTATGGCACTTTGGAGGGAAAG